CTTTGTAAGAACAACAGCCCATGTTGCAAGCCATTCCCAAAACGCGCTTTGTGCATGGCCTTTTAACCGCCACTTGGAAGTGTCACCGCCATCATGAATGAAGTAGGTTGCAAGCATCTCCGTTCTGCTCATGACTCCGCAAAACTCAGCCTGATTGCCAAGTTCCATGAAGTCATTCGGTGCCGGTGTCGCAGTGCATGACAGCTTATACGGTGTGTAATGAAATTTCTCTATGATTTCCGTTCTCATTTTGCCGGTGTAGTTCTTGAGGATCGAACTTTCATCCAGCACAACACCGCCAAACATAGATGCATCGAAATGATCCAGCATCTCATAGTTTGTGACATTGATACCGTCAATCACTTGGCTCTGATCTCTGACAACAGAAACAGAGAATCCGAATTTTTGCCCTTCTCTTTTCGTTTGCTCTGCGACAGATAACGGACAAACAATCAGAACCGGTTTCTTCGTGTGTTCAGATACGCTCTTTGCCCACTCAAGGCTTTGGATTGTTTTACCCAATCCGCAATCCTCAAACAAAGCGCATCTGCCTTTTCTCAAAGCCCAATAGACAATATCCTTTTGCCACTCAAACATGGCTTTGCACATCTGCTCTTTCGGCTTTTCAAAACCGCTGCTGACAGCAATCTGTTTCTTTGATTGAAGGAACCTTTGATAATCTGTCAATCACATCACCTCCATATCATCAAAGCTATATTGCCCATTGCTCTGCTTCTCTTGTTCCATGCGCTTCCACTTGTATTCATTGTACTGTTGACGGTATCGGTAACTGTCACCGAAGACGTTCCAGGCTGCTTTTACTAGAGTCGGTTCATATGGCCTGATCAGTTCCAGATCATCAACTGCTTTGTATGAGATCGGACAACCGCAGCATCCTGTTCTGGTTAATCCATAGACCTCATAAGCATCCGAATACCGAATCTTGTAATATTCCTTGTACCAATCTTTATCAGTATCAGAAACATAATACAGAGGTCTGAGCCGATACCGTCCATCGGCTGTTTCGGTGAAGCAAAGTGCAGTATTGTCTTTTCTCGGAACCGATCTCATGCCGCCTTCATCGCGCCGCTCTCCGGTAATGATCATGTCGAAATCTTTCTGAACGCTGTGAGCTAACTGCTTTTTGCAGTAATCACAGCATTTCGCACTGATCTTGAATTGCGGTGGATATTCGCCGATGAAGTCACGCATGTACTTTGAACTGTTGATTACAAGCTGAATATTTGGCCTTGGTTCTCCGGCTGAATTACAACAGCAGAGGAAATTAATCACGCTCTCACAATGAGGATAGCGTTCACGGAGTTCTTGCCGCTTTGCTGCTTTATCTTCGGCCTGATCATATTCATCAGCAACAGAAAGAGGAACTTGCTTCTTTTGCCATTCATTCAAGCCAGAAGACATGATCTTGGAAACAAACGGCAATCCTTCTTTTCTGGTTGCGGTGACAATGTTCACCCTGGGCCTGTATTCGGTGATTTCAACACCATACTTTTCAGCAGTTTTCTTAACATGTTCCTTTGTGGCTTTCATCTCAAGGCCAGTGTTGAAGAACGCATACTTGATCGGAGGAAGGTCAAATGTTTTTCTGGTACGTTCGATCAGATCAATCATGATATCGCTGTCGGATCCACCCGAATAAGAACAGATCGCGTTAGGATGTTCTTTGAGCCGCTTCACAATGATGCTCTGAATTGCCTGAAATTTCTGAGCCGGTTCAAAGTCTGCGTATGCTGGCCTGTCTGTATAAACTCGACTGTAATACGGTTCGCTCATCACAGCCCCCAAAACTCTCGGATGCGATCTGTCACCGCTTTCAGATCGTTGTCGATCTCAAGAGGAAACATATCTTCCGGTGATTTGCTGATATCCTGACCGTCAGACTGTGTGCGGAAGAAATACTTTTTGGTTCCTTCTTTCATGGCTCGGAGACAGATCGTCACCAAACCTTCAACACACACTTTCTGATCCAGAAGCTTTCCGATGGTCTTCAGCTTAGTGTCACCGTAATCATTGGTTTCCTCATGCATGATCAGATACACAATTACATCATCAGGCAGATCGTTCTTGATGAACATGATCAGGTTGTAAGCATCGTCAGCGATTGCGTTGTACAGATCGAAAGATGATCCACCTTGCCGCTGATTGTGACCAGCCATAAACTTTGCGGTTTGCTGATATCCGAAATCATCAATCACAGCAATCTTAATGTTATGATCACTCATCTTTTTGAGAGCAGCCCTGACCTTTGCCACATCAGCAGTCTTGTATTCATACTTAAACTTCTTCGGAAACGGAAGCCGCTTGTTCACGGTATTCACAAGCAAGATTTCATCTTCTTTGAAGTTCTTCAGACTCCGGCTCTTTCCAGTGCCTGACTTGCCATAGACAATTACACATTCACCCAATTCTTTCACCTCACATACAAGCATATTTCCTGTAGCTGTTTTCTGTGTTCCTCTGATTAACTGTTACATATACCATTGTTGTATCAAGTTTTGCGTGACCAAGGATATTTGCAACTTCTTGGATGCTCATTCCACGATCAACCAGCTGTGTTGCCAATGTGTGACGGAACCGGTGCGGATGCACTCCTGGGACATGCGCTCTTTCTCCGATTCCGGTTAAGATCAACCGAATGTCGTGCGGATCAGAACGCTTTGCATGTCGGCCTACAAAAAGTGCTGGGCTGGAATCTTTTCTGCTTGCAAGATAACGCTTCAGCATCATTGCCGTTACATCGTCAATATAGACGGTGCGAGTTTTGTTTCCTTTTCCGTTAACTTGAAGGCTCAAAGATTGAAAGTCGATATCTGAGCGGTTCACACTGCACATTTCTGATACTCGGCACCCTGTAGACAAAAGGAAATGAACTATTGCCCGATGCCGGTCATTCTGACAGGCTTCCTTGATCAGCTGGAGTTCCTGTGAAGAAAACGGTGATTCCTTTTCGCTATTTGCCTTTATGACACCGATGCCAGCGGTCGGATCGTTTTCAATCAGGCCTTCATTCCGAAGCCAGTGATAAAACGCACTGTACACATAGCCCTTGTTCTTGATCGTGTTCATGCATACTCCGCGAGATTTTTCCGACATCATGTGCTGGCGTAAATGGTAAACGGTAACCTTGCTGAGTGGAACACCAACCTCTTCCGCAAGACGTTCAAGCAGTTCCTTGTAACGGTTCAGAGTGCTATCGGCCTTACCTTCAATGCTCTTGGCATCAAGATACAGTTGGATAAGCTGCATGGATTCGTTTTTCCCACCTCCGTCTCCACCTGGGCCGAATGACATAACCTCGTAATTGGTTAATGCCTGACCGGCATCTGCTATGATTCGTCTTACCGTATCTGCCGGAACATAAGCATTCAGCCGTTTCTCAATGTCTGCAAGAAGCAGTTTCTTGTCTAGGATAGGCATTATGCAGCCCTCCACCGAATCGCATACCCATCTGCACCATATTCATTGGTGAGATAGATTCCTTTCGGAGTTAATTCCGCATAGATGTAAGACGGATCACAAGAAAGAACACCTTCAGCATCTTCGGCATACCATTCCATGAACAGCTTTCTGCAAAATGCTTCGTACTGATCGGAAGGATTTGTTTTGTAACAGGCCAGGAACTGATCAGGTGTAAAAATCAGCACATCCAGATCGGTCAGCTTTCCATAGAACAGATATCGGTTCCAAGCGCACCGAAGATATGTTTCCAAGTCCCTCTCTGTGTAACCGTATTTCTCAACGAACCTTCTGATTCCGAATAACATCTTGGCACCGGCTTCAGACCATCTGCCAATCATGTCATCAAGTTCTTTCTGCTTCTGCTCTTCGGCCTGGGCCAGTTCAGCAGCGTAGGCTCGATTGCGGTTTTCCTGTGCTTCGGCATCCTTCTGTTCCTTCCGTTCGATTCCGCTCCACCAGATCAGTGAAGCCGCAAGAAGAACAGCAATAAACAACCAGAAGTAATTGTATGCCATGTTGAACCACGGATACCGCCATGTAAGCAGATGCTCACGGTCAGTCTGTTCTCGGTTTACCTCCTGACAGATACTTGCAAATTCCGCATAATTCATTTATAATCTCCTTGGTCATACGACCGTCCATTTTTCCCCTGGCCTCGTCTGTTCGCCACAAACAGATGAGGCTTTCTTCATTCCGCTTTCCGGTCTATGCTTTGATTGCTGTGAACAACCGGTTCTGTTTTATTGCAGCATCCACACTTCTTGCTGCTGATCAGTGTTGCAAAAATGTATTTGTCACATACTGACATGTTGATAAATGTCGTTTCATCCTTACCTTCAAACTGGTCAAAGATCTCAGCAACCTCTTTCAGCTTCTCCAGTGCCAGCCTAACAACGGTTTCAGCATCCATCGCTCCATTCCTCCTTTCTGCATTTCTCACAGAATCCGTCAACCAGATCCTCCGGCCTGAATATCTCACCGCACCCATCACACTCCGGTGCTTCCACAATCGCCGGTGAACCGCACTCTGGGCAATACATTTCTGTCCACCGCTCAACCGGACAATCATCCAGCCAGGTGTGCCGTTCTTCCACCGTTTCAAAGTGGGCATCCTCACCTTGGAACAGGTGACCGCAGTCCTGGCAATACCACCACTCAGATCCGTTATTCATATGCGGCTGAAGCAAAGCTGCTGGACATCCTTAAGCATCACTACTGCTCCGGTGTCAGGTCTTACACGCTTGTAGATCGGCTTAAACTCTCCGGTTTCAAGTCTGCGTTCCTGTTCTGCCGGATTGAATCCGCACGACTCGCAATGACAGTTGCAATCAACATCAGGATAAAGGATGATGTAATCGCCCTTCTTTTTGTTGTACTCCTCATAAGCGCAAGGAGCATGGCACATGATTTTCTCTGCATTATTCGCCATCATTAAACCCTCCATTTTTCCACAAGTTTGTGATGTTCCTTCATAATCTCCACAGCCGGAACACCAACCATTCGCTTGAACATTTCCTGTTTTTCACGCTCATACTCTCTGAGCCGCATGTCATACGGCATGGAGAGGATCGGATCACTGCCGGTTTTCTTCTTCGTCATCTTTTCTCTCCTCGACTGGAGAAACGGTGACATGAAGCTTGCCGTCATAAGCGTTGCGTTCCTCTGCCGCCTTGACGAATGCCGCCAGATCATAGCTGAGAAGACTGTCAGCGATCATGAAACCGTTGACTCTGACGGAATCCTTCACCCACCGGAACTTTCTCCTTCTCAGAACATCTTTCAGGCTTAACCCTTCTGGATAATCCCAATTGTTTTTCCGGTTGCCATCGTAAATGATGACGTTAATCATGTTGACTTCTGACCTCATCGTTACCTCCATTTGTTCAGTTTGAGCCGCTTTGCAACTCTCATCTGTGACGCAACCAGAAAACTGGTGGCCTGTTCATCCCTCTTCTGCTCGGTGCGAATCGCATCCTTTGCGGTTTTTATCGTGTCATCCCATTCATCCTTTTCTTTGCAATGACCATGACAGCCAGGATGACGTTTCGGCTTCACACAGTGTTTGCAAGGACAATCGTCATAGAGTCCCATTACCGAATCATCGCCTCCCTGATCTCATGCCACGGAATGCCAAGATTTCTGCTGATACTGTAGAGATCCTTGAGTGTGAACAACTCAGGATTCTCCAACTTTTTTCGTGCTGTTGGAGGACTAACACCGATCACAGGAGCAATCCGTGTGCCGTTCAGATAGTAACTGTAAAGCACCCTCTGAACCGGTTCAAAGTTTGGCTTTCTCTCTTTCAGCCTGGGCAATTCGTTCACGCTCCTTCCTGATCTGCTTCATAAGCATCATGTAACTGTTCCGGTTGAGAGTCGGTGTACCAACGCTCTGTCTGGATCCGGTATATGCTCTATTCGCTTTTGCCATCTTTGCCGACCTCATTCATCATCCAATACTTTCCGACCTCCCAGCCGTAAATGATAATGTTGATGGTCGGATTCGGCTCGATAACGCTTAAAGCCTCAAAGGCCTCGACCACTTCACGCTCCAACAGGCTCTTGCCTTCAATCATGAGTTTTCGCGCACCGATGGCGGCAGTTGCCTTCTTTTGCAGATCGGCAAGCCAGATCTCATAGGCTTCATGAATGTTATTGGTAGAATTCAGGATTGTTTCCTGAGTCCATTCGGTGAAGTCAGCAAACACATTCTTGCTCTTCTTTTTCGGAGTGAACAGGCCGAAGACCTTACGCGCTTCAAACTCACTGGAAGCCTTTGCAAATGCTTTTTCCGTTCGCTCCGCTCCGTCTGCCGTTGCCTGTTTCATCAGGTCATCATACGCATCGATGTAATCCACAAAGTTCTTCACATCGCCACAATAGAAGAACGCTGTGCCACCGTTGGCACCGATCTTGACCAACTGGTTTCCATCCAGTTCGTTCAGCTTCTCTTTGAGTGTCATATTTTTCCCCTTTTTTAATACAATTGGTTCTTAACTCTTAACTAAGAACAGATTCACAAAATACTGCTGACCTCTGCCGGTCACTTTCGGAGTCTTGCTGATGCTGATATGCCCATCAGCGTGTGTGATAGCGGTTTCTTTGATCTCAAACAGGCCTAGCTCCATAGACCGCTGTGTCGGCATGTTATAGTCAACGCCTTCACGCTTGATCAGATAGCCATGATCACGAAGCCACTTGAAAAAACGGTTCTGCCCCATGTCAACACCGTTCTGCTTTAATATTTTGGCAAGTTCTCCTATTAGGATGCTTTGACTTGATGTTGCTACAGCTTCAGCGAAAATCTTTGCCGGTTTCATTTCTTCCACCTTGCCTTCCAGAGCAATCCGCTTCTCACGCTCAGACTTAAGCTGTGAGGCCAGATTGATAATGGTATCAGGATTCAGAAGCACCTTTTCGATGGTTTCCGGTGTCATGTAAGCACCGTGCTTGCGGATAGTCGGAATCACATCGGAAGTGATCCACCGCTTGAACTGCTTCGCCGTGGGAAGCTTGCTCGACAGAACCAGGCTGTATAGGCCAGATTCGTTGATAATGGTCATCTCTTGAATTCCACCAAGGTCGCCCTGAATTGGGGCACCCCTACGATCTTCTTCATCAACGTGTGCTGTGATTGCATTTCTCGGCTTCTGATAACCAAGAATCTCAGCAACATCCTTACCAACAAACCACGGTTCTCCACCGATCTCGACCGTCCTGATCTCTCCGAACTGGTCATTTTTGAATACTTGAAGATTGTTCATTATTCCCTCCTAGTTTCATTTCATTCAACCTCTGAGCTAAAAAAAATTGCGAATCGCTCTTCCAGAGTGTCAATGTGCAGAATCTTGCAAAGAGCATCGATCTCAGACGGTTTGAATTCGGTTTCATTATTCTTTTTCTTTGCGAATCCGTAAGAGCTAAGACCAAGCTTGTTTGCAATGAATTCTTGCTTCAGGCCACTCTCATTAATGCGCTTCTGCAATGCTTTGGTATCTGTCAAGTTATCACCTCCTTTAGTTTCATTTGGTTCAACCATGACGAACTATAGCATAGAGTTTCCTTAAAGTCAACTTTATTTTGAAAAAATATTGATTTTTTATTATATTGTAACTATAATGTAATTAAGGATGGTGAGATTATGGATGAACAAGAATTATTCAGATGGAAATTTGGTATGAGGATCAGATTGAGAAGAGCCGTGATCGGACTCTCTCAAACGGAGTTAGCTGAGAGACTTGGTTATAGCAACAAAACAATCATCAGCAAGATTGAAAGTGGAAAAAACGAACCGCCTCTTAGCAAGGTCAAAGCATTTGCTGATGCATTAGAAACAACCATGGCTTATCTTATGGGATGGGCAGAAAACGAATTTGATCTGACCCCAGAAGAATATGAACTGATATGTAAATACAGAAAAGCAGATCGTCACGACAAAGAGACAGTGAAACAGGTATTAAGCCGTTATCAGGAAGATACCGATTCTGCGGTAGGGTAATAAAATGAAGATTCCGAAAATCCGAAAACTTGATAGTGGAACTTATTTTTGTCAATTAAGGCTCGGTGGGCAATCCGTCACGGTTTGCGCTGATACAGAAGCCGAATGTGCGAACAAAGCATATCTCATCAAGGCAAAGCACAAGACCGGAGAAAAGAAGGTTGTTAAGGTCAAAGGTGAAAAGACCTTGGATGACATCATCACAGCATATATCAACAAATATGAAAAGGTTCTTTCACCGGCTACGGTCAGAGGATACGAAAGCATGAGAAAGAACCGATTCAAGGATTATATGGACAAGCCGATCAGCACAATCAATTGGCAGAAGATGATTGACGATGAACTTGCCATCAAGAGCGAACACACCGTTAAAAATGGATGGGGACTAGTTCTGCCAGCTTTGAAGAACGCAAAGATTCCGGTTCCTTCCGTCAAGCTTGCCCAGGTTCCGGTCAATGAACTTCCGTTTCTTGACACCGAAGAACTTAAAAAGTTCCTCCATGCTGCCGAAGGTGACAAGGCAGAAATCGAAATGCTTCTTGAACTTCACGGTTTGCGTGAATCGGAATGTATGTATGTCGTGCGGAACAATGGCATTGATCTGAAGCACAATGTCATCAACATTGACGGTGCTTATGTGCCGGATAAGAATCACAAGTATGTCGAAAAGCATACAAACAAAACAAGGCAGTCAACAAGAACCATGCCGATCATGATCCCAAGGCTTGCAACTCTGGTAAAAGAACACCAGGATGAAAACAAGCCGATCAAAACACATTCAGCCAGCGCACTTCTTTCCCATGTGAACAAATGCTGTGCAAGAGCCGGTGTGACTAAGGTCGGGAATCATGGCCTCAGAAGAACACTGGCCTCACTGGCCTATAGCAAAGGCATCCCAGAACGTCAGGTTATGGCATGGTGCGGTTGGAGCGATTACAATACCATGCACAAATTCTATGTCAAACTCTCCGCAATGGATGCAGAGAAAAACAAAAATGCCGTAACCGCCTTTTTCAAAGCAGCTACGGCAAAACCAAAAAAACAAAATGCTAACTCAAAAACGCTAACCAAAAATTGAATATAGTAATTACTGGTGCTTTAGCTATTTCTTAGAGGGTTCAAATCCCTCCTTCTGCGCCAAAGCATAGAGAAACAGTCAAGGTCAATAACTTGGCTGTTTTTCTTCGTTTTCTCAGCAATTACTAGGCCATTTCGGCACTTTTGGTACGTTCTTATATTTTCATTTTTGAAACTTTTAGAACACTTTGGAAAATCAATTTTCAGTCACTTTGCTAACTAAAAATGCTAACTAAAAAAGGACAGGGTTTTTTACGCCCTGTCCATTGTTATTATTGATTATCCTTATTGTATTGAGCGGTGCTGATCCCAAGAAGCGCACCAAGAAGAGTGCAAACAATAGCTGAAGTCTTTGCGACAGCATCAGGACAAGGCCAGCCCCAGACCGCAGCCAAACCGACATAAGCAGTCGTGAGAGCCGGAATGCAGATCATGACAATCCACTTTAGGATGTCGTAAACTTTGTCAGGAAGTTTCATTCTTTAATCTCCTCATATTCCATCTTTGTGATCTGAAGAACATCATCATCGCCAACAAGATCAAGAACCTGGTGGAATGTGTAGGCCAGCACCATTGAACACGTTCCATCCATCATTACTACAAGATATCTTTCACGTTCGTCCATTAGTCAATCTTCCCCTTTCCGGTATAGAGTCTTGATGTCATTTGCCATGACGGCAATATCTGTTGAAATCTTGTTTATGTCTTTCTGCATACCGCCGATCTTCTCAGCGTATCCGTTGTGAGTGTCAAGCTTATGCTCAATGTTTATAAGCCGGTTCTGTAACCGCTCTTCCTTCACAGCTTCTTCGATTGCTCTCTTCTTTGATTGCTGGTAATTATTGAACAGGTTCACGATGATACTTGCAACCGCGCCGATCAGCGCAGCCATAACAGTGCTGTCCATTGGATTCACCGCCTCTCCATCAATTTAGACCATGACATATTACCGACTGCCCCATCTGGATCCAAACCGTTTTCACTCTGGAACTGTTTGACCTTATGCGTTAACGCATCTCCGAAGATGCCGTCAACCAACACATTATAACCTCTGCATTTAAGAAGAGCCTGGAGCAACCAAACCTCTGCCCAACCGGAACAATGTTCATCAATCGTCCTCGGAGGCCACGTTTCCAGTTTTGGTTGACTCGGAACTGTTTCCAAATCGGAAATTGTTCCAAAAGTGCCTGAATTGCTCGGCTCTTCTGGTTGACTGGTAGTTGATCCGCTCAGATCAATCTGATCTTTGATTTCATTTGCATACCGAAATCTTTCTTGCACATTGCAGTAATACGGTTGTTCATATTGACGGCAGATAGTATCAACACACGAAAACAGATCGTTATTGTTCTTTACTTTTGCCGCTACATGAGTGTAGGTGTGTGACAGTTCCCACAGAGCAAAATCAATCTGCATATTGATGTCATCCAACTTGCCGCCACGTTTTTTCCAGAAGTTGTACAGATCAAGCTTTCTGCCCTGACCGGAAACAAAATCGTAATACGTCCATTGTGCAAGGCCATAACCTTTTTGATCGCTGATGAATGTCTGTTTACTGATTGCCCCGCTTTCAACATCTGCGGTGTACTGCTTGGAAGATGTACGGTATGAGGAAAAATCATTCTGCAATCGATACGGTTCACAGCCGCTTTCCGCTTTCCAGTTTCCACAGAATCCAAGCGCAGCCGCTTCAGTATAACCGGCCTGTCTGAATCTGTTATAAATCGTTTGTTCAAAACTCATATTAACCCCTCGATAAACTCTTCCAAATCTTCGCGAGTAATCAAGGTTCGTCACCCCCTGCCCCATAAAAGAAAATGCAAACCAGAGATACTGCCATTAGCCAGACCATAAATCTGATTAGCCACATAGCTCTCACCTCGTTATAAGGTTTTGAAAAATCCGACTGTCACGGTTGCCCAAAGGTGGACAGCTATGAATTTCGCATATGTTGTATCAAGACTCACTTTTATATCCCGCTGGAGCCAAGCGGTAACTAGCTCAAAAAGTCCCAAGATGGTGCGCTTCAACGAGAGGCGTCAAGGGATCTGTTTCTGACTAAAAGTTCTCTAACAATTTTTACTACTGGTTAACAACGGTTATTTACCGTAAACTACGGTTGTTCTTCGGTGTCAACTGCCGGGGGAGGTGGAAGTGGCATCCAATGGGTGATAGTTCGCGCCACGACTGTGATATGGTCTTCAAACACCCATTCCCCGTTGAGCGTGTGGGCTGTGTCCGTCCCTTGTGTTCCGTCACCGAAGCGGAATGCAACAATAACTTTGCTTGACTTTTTACCCAAAATGCTTTCTCGTGTTTTCGGCAACCTCTCCGTCACCGAAATCCATTGCGGTGTTTCATTCACGCACATTTTGATTGTTCTCAATTAGTCAGTTCGCATTTACCATGTTATAAAACGCTGTCTTGAATCCATCTCTTGTAATCGGAGTTACCCCATATTTTTGAGTGAACAGATTTGCAACAGCATTCCATTTCTTGTTTTGT